ACTTTTGCCTCGTATTCTGCATCATAAGACTTCATTTTCTTATCGACAGAATCGTTGACCATGCCTGAGATAGAGTCTGCTAAAGTTCTTGTTACTTCACCAAATCCGATGCTGACAAGTTTGATGCTCATTGGGTTGAACTTGTACTTCGTGATCTTTTTTCGCAAATCGACATCGTAGCCCTCGTGGAAGAGGCTCACAATATCAAATATATGTACTGGTTGATCTGCCTGGCCTACAACATCAATCTCAAGGCTTTCTTCGATCATGTCACATAGAGTTTCACGGAAATAGCGCTTGCCGTATTCCTCAAGCGTTTTTTGATCCACTACATCCTGATCTTGTACTTCCATATCCGCTTCGTAGATATGTTTGTATTTATTAATCAGTGGGCTATCAATGGTCACGATTAGGATTTGATCTTTCTTTCCTTCCTCGTGGGCCTCGATAACCTTTTTAAAATGGATCCGTGTTCTCAACTCTTTAGTGGATTTCGATTCTTGAAACGACTTCATGTTTTTCTTGTAGGCAAATAATGATTCGTTTTCGATTCCACCATGTTCCAGCAAGCGAACACTGTACTTGTCACGGACAAGATCTCCACCCCACTGCCCAACGATAGAGTGCTTGTCTTTGGCCAAGGCTTCCATCGCTGAGACATCTTTAAGATTGAGGGTGTGTTTTGACATCACGTCAGAGAAAAATGTAAATGGTGTTTCTCGTTTAAACCCGGCTACTAGCGCATTCATCACAGTTGCTCCATTTACTCGATCGACATTGATCTTATTAATAGAGTAACCATTTAATAATGTAGCTACTTGATTAGCATATACTGTGACATATCCGTGTTGCTTTTCGACTTCAAAGATAGTAAAGTACTGTTCTCCGTGTAAGTCATCAGCAACTAATTCTGTTTCCGGAATTAACAATGCCCATTTTGGATCTGAGGTTGGAAATTTAAAGGTAAGCTGATAGGTGCTGTTAGCTTCCTGGACGATTTCAGAGCTAAAAGCTTCGTTAAGAGGGAAGTTTCCCTCTTGTAGATAAATCATACTTTATACCTCCAATTCCCTTTAATTGTGATTTTTGAGACGGTACCTGAAACTGCAATACCGGATGTGCCTGGAGCAATTTCGAAGAAACCACCTCTTTTTCTCAATGTATTTTTCAGATTTCCATTTTTGTCGTAAACATTTTGTTTTTTGTGACGACAGTCAATTGTTGCTTTTGTATCAATCGTGAGTTGCATGGTTTGCTTCCCGATGGTTAGAGAGACATCGCCATTGCCTTCAATTGTGATGACAGGCTCAGAATATACTGTTCCTGGATTGTTTACTGTGCCGTTACCTGCCAAAGTGACTACAGCGTCATTATTTAAGTAACGGAATGGATGCATCTTTAACTTGATTTCTAAAGTCCAAGCATGCAAGCCGTTTTGTTTGAATGATGCGCTCTGAAAATCAGCATAAAAAATAGAGCCTGGTCGGTGACTAAACTCTATTTTATTTTCTTCCGGCTTGAACTGATTTACAATCATTTCAATTTCACTTGTTTTGACAACGTAGAAGCTTACTGTCTTATCGTACCCATCATACGCTCCATCGTAGAGATTATAATCTCCATTGGCTCCATAAATCGTATTTGATTCGACCCTTGGTGTTGCCGTCTGGTCTTCTCCAAAATCTGTCACATAGCAGTTTGGGATTGATCCAGTGTCGAATCCATTAATAATCATGTTGAACATTAGATTCCCTCCCTTGCAATGATTTTGGAATATCTTTGATAGATATTTTGCGCTAAAATATCACCGTCTAAATAGGTTTCTGACGGTTTTTCAAGGATAGCAGTAAGGATCTTTTCTAAACTTGCTCTCAGAATTGCGATCTCAGCAACGATATTTTCACCAGTGTAGCTATTCCCTGTGGATGTTTCTTTAAATAAAAATTGCTGGC